GCGGTTTACTGGTATACCACTAAAATTAATCGGCCTCATGAATTGTTGGAAGTGTATCGACGCAATTACGATGAGGTGGTTGATGTTCCTGTTATTCGTTTGTCTCGGACTGATTACTTCACCTTGTCGGATAAGGACACTGAAGGAACCGTTGTTAACTTTTACTACGACCCTCAATTAACCAATAGTGTTCTTTATATTTGGCCTACGGCTGACTCCACTTTTGCTAATGACTTTACACTTGAGCTTTTAATTAAAAAACCATTCGATGATATGGATTCGGCTAATGATGATTTTGAATTTCCTCAAGAGTGGTATGAAGCCATTGTTTACGGTTTAGCAGAACGTATTGCACCGATGATTGGTTATCCCCTGGGTGATAGACAACTCTTAAAAATGGAAGCGCGGGAATATCTGGATCTCGCCTTAACTTTTGATCACGAACACACCAACGTAACATTTACAGCCGATGAATCTAAACGCAGCAGTTGATTTAGAGATTAAGAATTTTTCTGGTGCGACCATCACTGATAGAGAATCAGGCATATTTAACGGCGTTATTGATTCGAGCAAAGGCAAACCGACAGTAACGCAGCGACCTTCAATTAATCTTGAAGAGCAAGCAGTCACTGCACGAGGCCGTGCTGTTTATTATTGGGATGCCAACAATGTATTGTATTTGTTGAACGACGATACGATATATAAAAATACGTATTCTGGTGCAATGGGCACAACCATTACTTCGGGGACTAAGAAGTGTCGCTTCCTTCAACTGGGAACACGGTTAATTTTAGTTGATCCGGCTGATTCTAAAGCTTACACCATTACTACTGGTGATGTTGTTGCTCAAATTGCAGGTAGCTTCCCTGCTGATATTGCGCATGGCGGGGCTATTTTAGATGGCTACTTCTTTATTATGGATACCGATGGTGTTGTTTGGAACTCGGATTTAAACGCGCCACAAACCTTTAGTGCCGGTGGTTCAATTAATGCCGAGCGTGAAGAAGATGGCGGCGTGTATCTTGGCAAGCACCACGATCATTTAGTTGCCTTTGGTGAGCGAACGATTGAGTTCTTTTATGATAATGGCAACCCTACAAATTCACCCTTAAACCGTCGGCAAGATATTTCTTACACTACGGGTTGTGCTGAAGGCAACACTGTGTGGGAGGAAGGCGACACTACTGTATTTTTAGGCACTCAGCCCAGCACGGGTATGGGGGTTTATGTTTTAGAAAATTTTCAGATTAAAAAGGTTTCAAGCAGTGGTCTTGATGCCATGTTAACGCAAGCCATTATTCGGGATGAATACGGCGCTTTCGCTTCCGGCTTTTCGGCTAACGGCCATAAGTTTTATGTTTTAACACTCCACACAACCCCGGGTGACATCTCAACTGAAATCACGCTCATTTATGATATGGCGGTTAACGTTTGGTATGAATGGGATACTGATATAGGGACGGTTACAAACTTCCCTGTTATTGATTGGTCACTTCGTGCAGGGCAAACCATTCGTACTGGCGTTGGCATGTTATCGAACTCACACCTCAAGACACTATTGGTGCGTCTGTTTATGTTACTCCAACAACCTATGTAGACACCGGTTACATCACCGATACGGCTGGTTCGGGAACAGTGTTTACGATGAAGGTTCGCTTTGGTCAGTTTGATGGCGAGTCTAACAATAATAAAATCATGCACCATTTACAGCCGCGCATGAACCAGACTGCAAACTCAAATACCTTATCGGTTTTATGGTCGGATAATAATAACGCTGATTTTATCTCGGCAGGTTCGTTTGACACGGTTTTTCAAAATAACCATTTACGGCGTTGTGGTTTATTCACTAGGCGGAACATTGAGCTTCAATACTCGGGGACTGATCAACTTTTCATCGAGTCATTAGAAGCTGATATACGAATTGGTACGGTTTAGTGGCGGGACGTGAGTTTGGACCACCGCCGTCGGTTATTGCGGAATTTAATTACGTTTGGCGTAACTGGTTAAATCTTGTTTTTCAAAAAATTTATAAACGAACTTACACCATAGAATTACAAGCGACTAATTCAGTTAGTCCTGCGGCGAACCCGATGGTGGACGGTGTTGTAGGGATTGGTCCAGTAGCTCTCGCGGACGCAACAACGAATGAAAGCCGACACCTTGCATTTGCCCTACCTGAAAACTGGATGGTGGGCACAGCCTTAACAGTTAAGGTTCACTACGCAAACATTTCTGCTCAAACCGGCGTTAAAAACGTCATTACCCAATTAACCTACCTAGCCGTTGCACCTGAAGAAGTTGCAAGCGGTGCAGGCACAACACTCTCTGACACGGTTTCTCTAACTAGCGGCGTTGCTGCTAACACTTTGCACGTGTCTGGCAACTTGACTATTCCTGCGGCTGCTTTGGCTTTAGGGGATACGGTTTTTTTACAACTTATTAGAAATGCGGCAACGGATACCTGTGTGGGTGATGTGGGCTATCAGAACATAATTATTGAATATACGGGATACATTAATCATGAATAGAGGATCATTCTAATGGTGTGGGGTTCGATTGCGGGAGCGGCACTGGGTGGTATTTTTGCAGGCCAGGCCTCAAAGGACGCGGCTGGAACCGCAGCCGGAGCACAGCGAGAAGGTATTGCCGAGCAACGCAGACAGTTTGATATTGCTCAGAAACAACAAGAACCGTGGCGCAGGGCGGGCGAGTCTGCCCTGGGTCGTTATGAAGGTATGTTGGGTCAGCAGGGTCAATATGAAGGTCAGATAAGGTCAAATATTCCAGACCGATTTCGATCGAATACTGCGATACCTGGTGCGTATCAATCTCAAACTAATGTGCCTGGGGCATATCGCTCGGCAACAAATGTGCCTGGAGCTTACCAATCGGGAACCAATATTCCTGATATTTATCGCGGTCAGTCCGGTCAATACGGAGACCAAATTCAGAGTGATGTTCGTCAAGGTTTTCAATTTGGTCGACAAGAGTTTGACCAATATAAAGACCCTGGTTATGACTTTCGGAAAGAAGAAGGGCTTCGTGCTTTAGAAAGAGGCAATGCCGCTGGTGGCAAACGAACCAGTGGTTATAACACTCGTTCACTAATGGAGCTTGGACAAAATTTAGCGTCTCAAGAGTTTGGTGCGGCGCGTGGTCGTGCTATGCAAGATTACCAAAGTGGTGTTGATAGAGAATCACAGCAATACAATCGTGGTGTTGAAGGCTATGGTCGAGATATTAATCGGGAAGCTGAATTATATGGTCGTGGTCGTTCTCAAGTTACTGATGCTATGTATCGTGAGCAACAACAATATGGGCGTGGTCGTCAATTTAATCAGGATCAAACATCACGTGAACAACAAATGTATCAACGTGGTGGCGCTACCAGACAAGAAGAGGTTGCGCGTGAGCAGTCTATGTATGGCCGTGGTCGAACCTTAACTCAAGATCAACAACGCCGTGAACAAGAACTTTATCAACGAAGTTTAGGTGATTATGGTTTAAACGTGTCGCGTGAAAATGCTCAATACGGTAGGGATATTGATCGTTATGGTCGTCAATACACAGACACTTTAAATCGTGAGGCGGCTCTTTCAAATGTAGGCCAATCTACTGCAACTAATTTAGCCTCACAAGGTATGCAGCAAGGTCGAGATATTGGCAATAGGTTAGGCAATATTGGTGAATATGGTGCTGCTGGTCAATTAGGTGCTGCTGGTGCTTATGCTGGTGCGTTGGGTTCTATAGGACGAGCATGGGATGAACGTAATAATGGTTATCAAGATCCTAGACTTTCTTTTAGTAACGGTGGTTACGACAAAATGGGAAATCCACTCTAATGGCACTAAAAGATATGATAGCCCAAGCCGGTCCACAACTTTTTGAGACTATGCGTAAGGGGTGGTTGCCGACTGTGGGTGAGAGGCAGGCGCGGTCGTTGAAGGATTTGCAGATTCAGGAAGCAAAACAAACCTTAGAATATGCCCCTGCAAAACGTAAATTAGCAAGAAGAAAAGCTGAAAGTGATATTAATTATCAGGAAAGTTTAATGGCAAAGCATGAACGTGATGCGGCTCGATTAAAAACTGAAGATGATAAAAAATTGTATGTTGATAATCAAAAGACGATGGGGCAACATTTTCAAGCGGCGAGTAAGTTAAAAACGGTTGCACAAAAAAAAGCTTATTTAAGGAATTATAAGAAATCTTTTCTTGACGCTGGGGACGATGAGGAAGACGCGGCCTTTAATGCGGTATTAAATATGTCGGGCGATCAGTTTAAGGAAAGTTTTAATTTGGCAGTTCAAGGAAATAAATACATTCAAGGATTGAATGAGAAACGGTTTGGTAAATCAACAACACTTCAAAATTTAGAAAGTGGCGATATTAAAACAGTCATGTTTGACGACCCTAACTATCAAATGAAAGTTGATACTGATTTGAATCAGGGCTACACAATATCTAAAACACCAGGTATTGAAATGCAGGGTGATCCTAACCAATTTGGTATTAAGGATAAAAAATTAAATCGTGAACTTATTAATGAGCAAACAGGAATTGAGACTGCTAATTTTATTGGAGGCAGAACAATTGACTTGATAACAAAGAGTCCTGAATCATTAGGTGCTGCGGGTGGCTTTGCTCGAATGTCTGCAAGTCTTAGCGCTCAAATTGACAGCTCTTTTAAATTAGCAGGAAAGTCATGGAAGGCAGGAACAAGCTTTGAACCTGATTCATATAGGGCTATTTTTCAAAATGCCGGTATCGATAATGTTGTTGTTCGAGGTAATTTAACCCAGCTCGCTAGAATGTTGGCAACTTCATCGGGTGAAGGTAAAGTGCTTTCAGATAAAGACATGAAACGGTGGTTGAATGTTGTTGCTGTTGGTAATGGCGATCCTAAAATTGTTAGTGCGGCTATTCGTAATGCACTTGAAATACAAAATTTCAGATACAAGCAAAAATATTATAACTCGACTAGAAAACGGTTTACGGGTGATCTTGGTATGCCGAGAAATCCTGATGATGTTCAAGCTGAATCAATTGCTAGAAATAAACAAATTGAAAAGCGTTTAGCTGAAATCAGAAATCAGAGAGCAGGGCAATGACTTTAGACGAAGAAGAAGCAATGTTATTAGAGGAACAGTCACTATTAACTGAGCAGGCTGATTTAAACTTAGGTGATACAAAACAGGAATTTGCACCCGAAGCAAATAGAGACCCCGTTCCTTTTGAAGAAACCGGCGTAACTCCTGAAGACCTTCAACAAGCTCAAAGCGTTAATCTTAGACAACTAAATCAACTACAAGGCAAAACAACGCCACTACAGTCCGCTGGCGATATATCAGCACAAGCATTAAGTTATTTTCCTGGCAATGCCATTCGCAGCTTTTTTGGTAAAGAAGAAGTCGGCTTAGGGAATTTTATTAATCCTATCGAGGAATGGCAGACAGATAACACGCAAAGGGCAATTAAAGCAGCCGAAGCAGGGATTCATTCCGGTGAAGGCGTTAGCCCAAAATCAAGAGCTATTGGTAGTCTTGGCATTAACAATGTTGAAAAAGCCAAGGCGGGTAAGAATGAACTTGATGCTCGATTCAATACCGATGTAAAAGTTGGTGTTGATCAAAAGTCTGGTGATGCTGTTTACCTCAACCCATTAAATGATCAGATATATCAAATGAACCCTATTGGCGTTGATTGGGGCGACTTAACAGAATTCACAGGTGAGGCAATTAAAGCCGTTCCAGAAGTGATGGCAACTATTTTGGCGGGTAAGAAAAAGATAACCAACCAATTAACCGGCAAAGTTAATCGAGTCCGTATTGCAAAACAAGAAATAGCAGCGGGCTCAGGCGGCGTAACAGTTGGTGAAGGCTTAAAATTAGGGCTTGGGAAATTACTTGGTATCAACCAAGACATGACGCTTGGTGATGTTGCCATAGCCGCCGGTTTAGAAGGCACGTTTTCTGCTGTAGCCGGAAGTATTTTAGAGTCCGTCGTTTCATTTGCTAGAAAAATTCCAATCTGGAAGGAGGAAGGCGTTATTCCAGGGTATATTTTAGATACGTTTAAAGAGGACCTGGATAAAATTGATGCCAAGAAAACCGTAAAGGGAATTTACACCAAAGAAGAATTAAACGCTTCTGGTAGCGAAACGGTTGACGCTATGAATAAAGCGCTTAGAAGTTACCAGTCTGACGTTATTTTTGCACCGAACGTCGGTCAGGTGTTAAATGATAGCAGCATGCTTGATATTGTTGAGTCTATTGGCTCGCTTGGCGGGGCTGGGAAACGTGAACTTATTGAACGTGAAGCTACTAATCTTCAAGCGCAAAAAGAATTCTTTACGTTAATGAATAAAGAGGTAGCTGACGTTAATCCTGTTGGTGCTTCGCAATTGTCTGAAGATGTTCGTCAAGTTACTGACGCTACTTTAAATCAACAACGTGGAGTGGCGCGCTCGCCCTTGCTTCAGGCACAAAAAGCAGAGCGTATCACAGTTAAACAAATTCCAGTTCAGAATTCTTTTGACACTGGAAAGATTGTAAGAAAAGCACTAACCGAGGAAGAGGCCGCATTTAAAAAGGCAGCAAAAAGAGATTATGAAAAAATTGCACTTGATGCCGATAAAATAGGCATCGTTCCTGATTCTGACGGCTTGACCAATGCGTTATTAAGTGTTGACAAAACAGGTTCGGCATTTAAAGAGGCTAAGATTTCAGATGCGTTGGAAGCTGATGTGTTAGAACGTGGTTATAAATGGGATGTTAGCACTATCAATAAATCAATAAGGACTTTGCGCGGAATGAAGCGCGCAGTTGATACAGGGCATTCTTCCTATAATTTAAAAAAATTGAACGATTCTATTAATGTTTTAAAGGAATATAGGGTTAATGCTTTAAAAAGCAACCCCGATTTACTTGAGCGACAATTAGCGTTGGATGCTTTATATGCCGATGGCAAAGATTTGTTTGATAAAGGAATTGGCTTTCAAATTTTAAATAAGAAGAAAGAGTTAGCCGATAGCAAAATATTTGACAATATAATTACAAATGGTGATTCAGGAACAGCTAAAAATGTTTCGGCTGCTATTATGGATAATCCTGAAGCCATGATGTCTATGCGTGGTGCAATATACGACTTATACCAAACTAATGTAGTTAAAAACGGCATTGTTAATCTAGCGGCGCATCAAGCTTTTGTTGATAAGTATATTGGTAAAAGAATTATCACGCCATTTTTTAAAGTTAAAGAATTAAATAAACTGCAATCAGTAGGTACGATAGCTAAGGTTGTTGAGCGTGAAAAAGCACAGTATAAAATAGCGCTTGATAAAGTTAATTCAATGTTTGAAAAGAAATTAGAAAATCTCGATGGTAAAGGATTATTAAATTTAGTGTGGGGACAAGAAAAACAAACCAATATAATTAAATTACAAAAAGCTTTAAAAGATCACCCTGAGATTTGGAAATCGGTTCAGGCTGAAACAATGAACGAGATTAAGAAAAAAGCGATCTCGGGCGGCGTGTTTTCAGTCGGTGCGCTTGAAACAGTTATTGAGAATAACGGTGGCACAATTAAAAAAATGTTAGGGGATGGTTACTTAAGTAATTTAACGTTATTAAAAGACTCGTTAGAGATTACTGCGCGAGGCGGCAATAATATTAACATTAATACTAATAATGCTTTTATGGATATCACCCGATCTTATGTTGGTGTATTCACCAGAGAAGGTCGTTTCATTACCGCAGCCAATCGATTCAGAGCCGCTTCTGCAAGACAGTTAATGGTTGACATGGTTTTAGACCCATCAAAAATTCGTAAGTTGTCTGCATTAAGAAGGGCTAGAACAGGGTCGGACACTTCACGATTAATCTTAACTCAATTGGGTGTACCTGAATTATTTAGGAATACTAAGGATGCTGACCTGCAAGAAGAAGAGCGAATAAGTAAACGCATTTCCAAAATCAAAGATGCGGAAAAACAGAGAAATAAATCAGCTTTATTAAATAAGCAAAAAGCGATTGATGATAAAATTAGTAAATTAAAAGCTCAACAAAGTAAGTTACGGTCACTCGCTCAATAAGGAACCCAAATGGCAACAGACATAATTTTACGCAGTGTAAAAGCTGCGGCGCTTACTCATGCCGAAATGGATCAGAACTGGGAATCATTAGCCGGTACTGTAGACATTCACGTAGCGAGTGCAACGATAGCGGTTACTGATCAAAACAAGATCATTGAAACTAATATCGCCACTGGCACAATGACACTACCAACCGTTGCTAATGCCGCTGGAACGGACACTGATAGCTTTAGAGTTATCGTTAAGAATATCAATGCAACCGTTGTTATTGTTGATGGGAACGGTGCTGAGACAATCGAAGGTGCTGCTAGTGTTTCTTTATTACAATACGAAGCGGCTGAATTTACTTTAGATGGTGCAGGGACTGGTTGGACGATAGCTTCATATTACGGCCCTAATTTAGTCGGCATTACGTCAACACCAACTGAAATTAATAAGCTTGATGGTTTTACTGGCGTGGTTGCTGATTTAAACATTATTGCTGCGGCTGCGGCTGCCGGTGTTACGGCAACTGAGTTTCAATATTTAAACGGCGTTACGTCTGCAATTCAAACTCAGTTAACGGCAAGACTGGTTGCTGCGAGTAATTTGTCTGATTTGGCAAGTGCTGCAACATCACGAAGTAATTTAGGGGTTGATGCTGCGGGTACTGACAACTCGACCGATGTGACTTTGGCGGGGACTCCAGATTATATAACCATCGCAGGGCAAGTGATTACGCGGGGAGCTGTTGTTTTAACTACTGATGTGTCTGGAACGCTGCCTGTAGCAAACGGCGGCACTAATGCAACCACCGCTTCCGCAGCAAGGACTAGTTTAGGCTTGGCTATTGGTTCTGATATTGACGCTGCCGGAACGGATAATTCTACCGACGTTACTTTATCGGGAACACCAGATTATATCTCAATTGTTGGTCAAGTTATTACTCGAAACGCGGTTGATTTGGCGGCTGATGTTACGGGTGTTTTACCCGCAGGGAATATAGGAACAAACGCAGTAACCACCGCAAAAATAAATGCGTTAGCAGTAACGACAGCCAAAATTGCCGCAAGCGCAGTTACGGCTACAGAAATAGCAACAGGCGCAGTCGGCCAAAGTGAAGTTGCTAGTGCTGCGGTTGGTAGGGGTGAGTTAATTACCGCGACTGTTAGTTTGGCGGGGAGTGTTGCTGTTGGTAATCTTGTCGCTATAGCATTAACAGCTTATGCATTTTTCCCAATGATTCACAGTACAAACGATACTAATCAGACTATGAGAATGCAAGGGCATCGTACCGACGGCGCAAGTGCAGATAGTCCACGATTTGAATTTTATAATTCGACAGGCTACACGCAAACTTATGATGTTGACTATCGCTATATTGGAGCTTAAGAAATGAAAATGTATTGTGGAATGTTAGTTAATGAACTAACAGGTGAGATAGAGCATTGCGCTACAAGTGACCGACCTGTCACTAAAGCTATGTTACCAGAACCCATAGCAAATTTATCCCCCGTTAAGACAGTGCCTCCCACACCAACGCCAACGTATCGAACTTGCTTTTGTGAATTTGATTGTGCTGAATTCACGAGAGGTAAGGAAGTTTTAGAAAATATTACAGTGGAAACTAAAAATTCTAAATCTAAATTAATTGTAAAGTCCGGCTCACGCTTAACTAATTTAAAAGAAACTAATGAGTCCAGACTGTAATAGTGTTGTTATGTCCAACATGTGGTTTGGGCTAATGGTGTTTAAAAAGTCTGGCGATTTAATGGAAGGCCATAAACACAAATTCGATCATTGCACATTATTATCTTACGGACAATTTAGAGTTATAAAATACGACTTAAATAATGAAATTGAAATAAATGAAGTTGTTGACTCCCCGTGTTTAATTCACATAGCCAAAGAGAATTTACATTCTATTGAAGCGTTAACGGATGATGCTCGTGCGTGTTGTTGCCATGCTATTTATGAAGATGAGAAAGACTTGTTTCCAATTGATGTGAATAAAGTCCCTATAGTGGGTGGTTCGCTAAAATTGTCTTTAACTGAAATGAATCATTTATAAGGAATTATCATGGCTCGAACTAAGAAAAAATTAACCAGTATTTCCGCGGCTCGAATTAAAGAGCGAAATAACCAAGCAATAACCTGGGTTGATCTCATCGCCATTATTAACGCGACCTTAGTCCCCGAACAAGAGTTAATTTTAAACGCCATTAAAAATGGTCGGCTTCGAAGAACAGGTCGTTTGATTATGGCTGAGATTGATAAAAAGCAAACAGCCGATGCCCAGGCTGAAGCAACTGCAATATTTGCTGACAACAACGCGACCTTAGCAGAGTTGGATCGCATCCTATGAAACTGGGTGAGAAACAGGAATTATTCGCTGAACTGTTATTTACCAAGCTGATTCCTTATATTTATTCCAAAGGCTACAAGATTCGCCCTGGTGATTACTTTCGTGATCCACGAGTTCATGGAGAATATGGCGACAAGGTGGGTTATGCCAGCGCAAAGTCATTACATAAACTCAAATTGGCATGTGACTTAAACTTGTTTTTGGATAACAAGTATTTAGCGAGTACTGAGGATCATCAAGATTTTGGTGACTATTGGTTAACACTTGATCCAGCTTGTCGCTGGGGCGGTAGTAATGGAAACCGTGATGGTAATCATTATTCATTTGAGCATGACGGGAGATGGTAATGGACTCTGATGGCCGACGTAATATAGACAGCACTTTTAAAAAAATCATAACAGGCTTTGCCTTATTCCTCTTGACACAAGGAGTTATTGGCGTGGTGACCGCCGTTCAAGTAGCTGAAGGCGTTAAACAAAACACCAAAGACGTTGATAGAAACACTACTATTTTAAATGCTGACAGTCGTTCAATAATTCGTGTTGAAACAAAAATACAACGCCTAGGGAAGGACATTAAAGAAATCAAGGATGATGCCAAAGAAACCAGAAAGCTACTTAGAGAAGTTTTGAGGGAGGTTAAACGATGAAATTTAAACAAGATTTTAGAACGTTCCTAAGCAAGAAAACAAACTGGCTGGGCATAGGTATGATTGCCGGCGGGATTATTTCACTTATGAATTCATCGACTGCTGGAAGTGAATATTCTCAAGAAGCGGTTAAATCCATTTTAGCAGGCTTCGCCTTACTTTTTGTACGTGATGGTATCGAAGGGGTTAAGAATGTTAAATCAACTTAAAATTTATGCAATTGGGGTACTGGCTTTTCTGGCTATGATTTTAGGTTTTTTATTGCAAAACTCAAAACTGAAATCTAAAACCAAAGAACTAAAAGACACTAAGAAGGTCGCGCAAATTAACAATGATGTGGCAAAAATTCTCGCTAATAGAAACTTACCGGAGGTTCTCGATGGAATTGATAAGCAAATCAGTAATGGTGATGTTAGCAGTCTTGATAATTAGCTCAATTTCCTGCACCAGAGTAATACCTGTTAAGCTAGAATTACCTAAAAAGCCAACTTACTACCATGATATTTCAAAAGATGTGATTGCCATCCACAATCGTGTTGGGAAAATTATGTATTACCAAGCTTCGATTGAGGCGGTTCAAAAGTTAGCAAAGAATAAAATCATGTGCCGTGAGTATAACGACACTTTGCAAGCAATTATCAAAACAACACATTAGGGGGTTAGTATGGGCAAGAAACCAATGAGCGCGACAGACAGAGCCATGGCTAGGTTAAAAAAGAACAACCCTGGCGCATTTCCGCTGGTGACCAAGCGAGTCACTGTTGTTGAAATAGACGCTGATGGTAAGCCAGTTAAAAAGAAGAAGCGTTCCTATCACTAGGTTATTCGCTTAAGTCCATTGGAAACGCACCTTGTAAGATACCTTGTGAACGTATATAGTGACACGTCACAGCAGCATACCCTTCAATGTAACAAGTCGCCTCAACATAGTCTGCCCCTGCATTAACTAAAGACTCACCATTCATAATCGCCGTCATTAGAAGAAAGTAAGCTTTTGTCATGATAATAAATTCTGTCATGTGTTAAGTATAGCTTAATTAATGATAGTATCAAACATTAACGTTTCATCATTTCGTGAATAAAGTCTTTAAAGTTTTTCTTTTCGAGTTTATAACCTTCTTGTTCGTAAATTGATACTAAAGCACGAAACAGGTATTCTTTTAATTTGTCTGCTTCGGTAGATATAACCCCCATTCTTGTTTCTTCGCCTTCTGATCCAGACACAAGAACAATAACGTTAATATCATCATTTGATTCTTTAGTAATGTGCTTACTCAGTTCTGACATGTATTTATAAACAGACATAAAATCGAATTTATCTAATGTTCTTGTCATTTTATTCAAATCCTAATGCAGTTAAACGTTCGCCCAATTGACTGGAAGCGGAGTGATTTGGATCACGTTTATATAATTCAGTTATACGCCCGACTGATTGTTTTTTACGATACATCATATAGGCATTTATAATCGCTTCAGAATGACGCGTGACATTTTCACGTCCTGCTAAATTCCCATCAAAACGGCATCTATGAACCCAATCAGCGGCAGCTTTAGAACCGTCTCGACCATGTTTTAAAGTGTTAGTCCCTTCGCCTGTGTAGTACCCTTCCCAAAAACCAAGTACTTCTAATTTATACAATCGAGCAGTAATAATAAAAGCAGTGGTAGCCGCTCCTGGTACTCCAGGTTGATTCGCTGGACGGGCATTATTCCACATTTGATTACAAAATAATTGTATTTCATTCTTGTAGGGTCTAAGTGCATCAGCAATTGGTTGGTGTGGATCTCGACGATTCATGGCTTGATCGATTATTTGTGTCGCTGTGTATAAACCACAATTTCGCACTAGAGTAGATGATGCATTTTTAATACCGATATATTTTAATGCACCTGATACTTGATCCTGTACAGATTCTGTCGCGTCCTTATTATCAAAGTGAATGTATAATTTTATAGCTTCTTTCTTATCAGCAACTTTATAAATGTCGACAGAAACTGTGCTAGGTGCTTTCAATTCACCTCGCTTCCATAAAAGTGAACGTGTATGACCATCTAATTTACATTGATTCGTTATACCACTCCCCCACCTAGCCACTGAGACTTTATGCTGTGTTATAGATGACGATGATAAATGTTTTCGTTTTGCTTTTTTTGCATGATGTTCGGTATCTCGTTGAATAGGATTCGGTGATATTTTAATAAAGTCATCTACGTCCATTGATATTGTTTTTATAGTCATTTTACTTCTATCTCCTTTGTTACTTTCATGTCAAATTCTAAAACTAAAAACTCGATTATTTTAATAGCGTCATCGTCTGTTATTCTTAATTCTATTTTGTCAGCACCTTGAATCCATACTAACTTTTCATTATCGTCAAATTGGAATGATTCAAATACAATCAAATCATCAGAAACGTTAATTTTTTTGCGTTTAATTGTCATTTCCACATATATTCCGGCGGCGTATTTAATATCCAGATATGACGCATATTCGCAACATTCTGAATGTATTTATCAGGTGGATATATCTCAACAGCCGCACGATCTTTAAAGCCGCATTCTTTTTTTATTGTTTGAATTTCTTCCCACGTAATACCATCCTTCCAATCGCCATTAGATTGAATCATAGTTCTATTTATTGTTAAACGAAGAGGTGTCCCTTTAAATACTTGTACAACAAATTTACTTGATCGATAAACTAAATCAGGCGTAGGATCAGTTTTAATGTGCTTCCATTCCGATTCAGGCAAAGGCATTAGTACTTTAAGGTGTTTTTTATTTTCAGCTTTTAAATATTTAGTGACATAACGAGCATCTTTTTCATTTAGAAAATTTCTCATTCAATATAAACCTTTTTTTATGGATTTAAAGTCTGTTCAGTTAAACCTTTTTTTATTGTACTTATTGCCAATTCCATTACATGAAGCAAATCTTTATCGTTACTAAAATTATGTGCTACATCAACATTCCCCTCAGAGGGATCACGTATCATTAACATTACAAATCCATGCTTAGCTCCGGTTAATTTATTTGTAGCCTCCATTCCTTCGTGAACACGATTAATTAACATTGTTAATTTTTTATCGTAT